TTACATCCTGAAGGCGAGACAGCTCTTGAGGAGTTTTGGAAAAATGTCTATCCCATGACCTATGGTGATGACAATATTTTTAACGTTTCCGATGCTTGCTCAACTTGGTTCAATCTTCAGACGATCACTAAGTCTATGTTGAAATGGAACCAAGTATATACTGATGAATCTAAGAATACTGATTCAGTTCATTTGTATAAAAAGCTTGAGGATTGTACTTTCCTTAAGCGTGGATTCAGGTTTGACAAGCGTCTCCAGCGATTTGTCGCACCGCTTGCTCTTGAGTCCATTCTGGATATGCTTAACTGGTACACTGAAAGTCCAGAGAGGCATTTTATTCAGACGACTAACGTCGATAATGCTCTAAAAGAGTTATCCCTTCACGACAGGGACACTTTTGAAATTTGGTCCAGAAAGATTATTGGATCAGCTCGTGATCATTTGGGATACCTTCCGCCGACCGTCGACTACATTGCTCTACAGAATGTAGTCGTGGCTAGGGAGTTGTCCTGGTAGGTACTTCAGATCCTCGCACACCCTATATACCATTGGAGGCTTAAAGGGGTGTTTGCGTTGCGTTGTACCGGAGAAGACCATCGGTATTTACTGTTACTGCTCGAGATTGGTCCTGGTGGCAATCCCACTAATATCTAGAGCCCCTCCATGCGGAAGAATAATGACGAATAAACCTTCCTAAGATATACGCGTCGCTGAATCTAATAATAATAATTCAGGTGGGAGCACCTCAAAGCCATCTGATCTGGTGGCACTCACTATTACAGATCAAACTACGACATTTCACGATGACAAGGTTACTGACCATAGCGTCTTCCCGAAATTCGTCCCGATTGAACGCCCTTTACTTCAATCTGTCAAAGAGAATCGGAGTCATTCCATTAATGATTTTCTGGGACGCCCGTCCAAAATTGCGGCTGGGATATTCACGACAGCACAGGTTGCTGGGGATACCCTTTTCACGATAGATCTTCCGGACGATTTGCTTAGTTTGCCTATGTATCACGAGAAAACTCGTGGTTTCTTAAATTTTAGAGCCACCGTTAACTTGCGATTTCAAGCTAATGCACAAAGGTTTCAGCAGGGTCGT